CTTCCATACTACAGAAAGAGGTTTAGTGCCCGCCGCATCTATAAAAGCATTACTTGCTTTTGCTTCTGTATCTAGATCTTGTAGAGTATAGGTTGCGCCTGATTTAACATAAGCTTCGGGAATGTATTCCCCTTTCTTGTAAGTACTACTTCCTGCTATTGTTACCGTATCTTCATAGCCCACATAAATAGCGCCGGGAAGAGCATGCATTAGACTAATTTTATAAGTATGCCCTGCTTGAAAATCTACATATCTATCTAAGGGAATAACAGTATCTGTAGTTGCAAGATTTGCTCCAATACGTCCACTTTTCATTACACCATAGCGATCTGCATCTTGTATATTTATAATATCGCCAGGTTTAATGTATATACCCTGAAGAGCAGTTTCAAAATTAACTGAGCGTGTTTGATTTAGGCCCGTCCATAGCTTCCATCGAGCATATCGCAAAGCTTGACTTTCATGAGTACACCCGAAAGCAACAACTTCTTTTGTAATTGTTTTTCCAACTTTTACAATATTAGAAGGATCTTCTAATACTAAAGGTACTATTTCATAATTAGACTTAGGATCATTCCATTGAACAATTATTTGGTTTGCTCGAGTTTTCGAAGGGCTACTTTCATATGTAAATTTACCATTTATTACATTACTTTTATTGAATGTATATACAGGCTCTTGAGGCGAATCTTGAAGCAGAGTAACTTGTGCATCCATGAAGTACAAAATGGACGTAAAGTGGCTCGCCATATCTTTTAGTACTTTATAGACTGCTTCGGCTCTACTTAGATACAGATTCATCCTAAATCTTGGCTCATACCTTATTGCTTTTGCAGGATTTAATGAAAGGTTAACTTCAGTTGGAGGTTTAACTATACGAATAATGTCCCCTACAGCAGGAGTACCATTCGTAGTAGCCGTCATAGTATTCCACTCAGCGGCAGTAAAAGTACCTGTATCTTTTATTTCATAAAATTCTAAAGCTTGCCATTTATTAGCTGTTTGTACGCCACTACCGGGAACAAGTTCGTCACAATATTTTGAAATTCTATACAAATTATAGATGTCTACATCACCCTCTTCAATCCACTTTCCGGCCCCATATCTTCTGTCAGTTACCAAATCATAAAATATCCATGCTGGATTATCAGTGTATACATCATTAATAAAGCTACCATCCCAGAAATCACTATACTGAGCAAGGCCGGTGCTTGAATACTCACGTGGTGTGTATGTTGTAGGAATTCTTACTTTTTTTCCACGAACATCGTAACTTCTTTTTGGAGTTTCCTTAAACTGTCTAGAATTAAAAGCAGTGCTTATAATGGCAGTATAAGGATAAGATAAGTTATCTTCTATTGTAGCACCTGGATTAGCAAGTGCAGAGGTGGCCTGCATAGTCCACTTATTTTTGTCACTTTTACCGCCATTCCCACCGTTTGGTCCAACAGGAAGTCCTTTCTGTCTTGTAAGTCTCCAAACTTTTACTGTAAAATCATCAAAAGTTCCGTAAGCTTCTCTATATTGTTTTATATTAATAATATGAGTAAATACTAACGGACCTGTTCTACGCCCTCTATGTACAATATAATTTGGCCAAACATCTACAGTATGTTTATCTACAAGACCACTACCTGTATCTTCTTTGAAAGTAATTTTACAGCCATAAAAAGCATAGCAATCATGGTATGTAATATCATCATTACCCCCATATACATTGAATCCACTATTATAAACTATATCGAAAGATATAGTATCAGCATTTTTAATTCTAGCAAGACTATCTAAGCCGAAATCAACAGCTGCAAGCGGAGATGAAGTTACGGCTACATCGAGCTCTGGATCATTAGCAGGAAATGCATCAATAACAGGCAACCCTTCTGAATTACCAACAGCTATTTGCTTTAATTCAGCATTATCGGCAGCTAATGTTCCAGCAAGTGCAATAGAACCCCCAACGTTACCAACCTGAGCAAGAGGAGGCTGATCTATAGAACCTACTACTTGTTGTACATATAAATTATCTATTTTTCCTACGGGCTGATTAGGATCAAAAGTAGTAGTGCCCCCTGTAACTCCAGGAAGAGAATTAAAATTACTAACTCCCGTAAAACTAAAAAGTGAAAAACCAGCAGGGGGTATTCCTGTTATAGTTACAGTATTATTTACAGGATCTACTTCTTCTATTTGATATTTTTCGGTTAAATATACAGTTCCAGATACTACTGTTCCTGCTGCAATAGCCTCATCGAGCTCTTCTTTGGACCCCATTAAAAAAGGATTTTCTCTAGTAATAAAAGTAGAAGTTGTACTTGAATTTACAGCATGATCTCCCGCCATACTTAATACTTTAAAATTCTGGCCAAAAGGGTTGCCTAAAGTAATAATAAGAGTAGCGTATCTTTCTAGTGTAGGGGGATTGTACGTAGTATTATGATCTGTTGCGGATAAATTTGTACCGCTTAAAGAAAAACTATAACCTTCGTCTGCGAGTTCGGTAATACCTCCAATAAGTACATTAAGTTGTTCATAATCTTCTACAATGATCATACGGGTACCCGTGCCCGTATCTTCCGGAAGAGTCACACCGTCATCAACTACACCTACATTTGTAGTACCGTCAAAGGTTATTCCTGCACCTGCTATATCAGGTTGATAAGTTACTAGTCTAGAATGTTCTACCGGAGAATTGTCGAAATAGACAGAAGCAGCGCCTTCTACAAGACCCCAAATAGGGCCTTCACAAAGGGCATCTGTAACTGAAATATGTTGTGCCTCTCCTCCAGCAAAAGTACCAATACCTTGTAGTCCGGGAGAGTTTGGAGTAAGATTGTTTACTTTCGCCATAATTTATTACCTAGTTACGTAGTTTCCGCCAACACGAGTTCCATAGCCACCACCATGACGAGTATTATCTCCATCTGTTTTGTATTGGTTTCCATAGTGAGAATATATACTTGTAAGTTCTTGTCGAGTTTCGAAACTTATAGGTCTTGCTGGAATTCGCATTCTTCCATAACAAAGAGGGATAGGGTCTCTTTCTCTAACTAGTTGTTCTGTTCCTCCATAGAGATAATCTGGACTAGTTGTTCGTTCATCTACGGAAGGGTCTTGTGCAAGCATATCTTGTACTCCCGAAATAAACAAGCCAATACCTTGAATAATCATTTTTGGATTCATAGTTATAATTCCCACAACTACTAAAACAATTCCTACAATTGCTTTAAAAAGCCCGCCTAAAGAAAGAGCACCCGCCGGAACAGGAGTTATAACAAAATCTCCATTTGGATAATTCATTATTAACTCATTTTCATCAACTGCTACTCCATTTACTCTACAAATAAACATTATCTGTTTTTTATCACAGTCTAGTAAATAATCGTTAAAGTTGTCAAAGTTTGCTTGAAAACATTTTATTATATCTCGAAAAGATTTAACATTCAGCATGCGCTCCTTGCCGAATTTTTCTCCAAGCTCTCCTTCTAAAATAACTCTTCTCATTTGTTTACCTCTTTTAACTCCATTTTTGGTAGTAGGATATTTAATTTCATATCCGGATAACTATAAATATAATAAGGTTTTGCAAGAGCATTGCAATTATCTATATCATACTCTGAAGGTGTGTTTTTCTCCTGCACATGATTATGAACAATTCCTAATATCTCATTATTTAGTAATATTTTTATATATTCGTCGGGACAAAAGGCAAAGTCTTGCAAGTTAGGAGAAATATTTTTACATCCAATAAATTTTACTTTACTATTACTATTAACTAAAACTCCGCAGGCTTCTTTTGGTTCATTTTTTGTAAAATGATCTTTAATAGTATTACTTAAATTTCTTCGCACCTGGAAAGCCTCCGAAAGGCAAAACTTTAGCTGAGTTTAAATACTGGTCATTGTCTGGCACAGAATCGCCGAATCCAAGATTGTTCGATATAATTACATCTCTTCTACCTTGAAATCTACGTCTACAAGAAGATAGTCTTTTACCACAAGTATCTATTCTTACCCAGTATCCCGGATTGGTTTCAGGGACTCTTTTAGTATTTGGTAATAGACACTTATAGTATCTCCAACCCCCTAGGGATCCGTGCTCTTTTCTTACTAAAGCTCCTATAGAATAATAATTTGTATTAGTCCATTCCAATATA